TGGGAAACTGTGACCGCAGCCACTGCAGGCCATCCCGCTGCATTTTGATTTCACGTTTCAGCCGTCGCTTTTTTGGGTCTCGCATGTACCGGCTGACGCTGTACCAATCGCCGTAGTCGCCGTTAATAAGCAGCACGTCCGGCTTCCGTTTCTTCAGGTAGGCAACCGCCGCCTCGACGGCTTGCTGGTCGTGGTAGGGAATGTGCAGATCGCTGATGACGCCGACCGTGACATCGCAGCCCAGGTCGAACGGTTCCCAAGTTTCGCACAGGCTTGGCGGCAGTTTGGGCTTATGCGGTTTTCTGCTGGGCTTGCGGAACAGCGACTTGTCTGGCGTGTGTGCCTTGTGCGTTTTGCCGTGCAGACCACGCACGACGCGGATTACGTCGCGGGCCTGCTCGGCCGTGACCTTGCACTCGGCCGCAATCCGCCTTGCCAGCGTGCGCGATGGGGCGTCGGGAAACTTGCGACACAGCCTCTCAGCTGCCAATCGGTGGGCCGTCTTTTCTGGCATTGGTCGCCTCCGTGATGGTGTAATCGTCGCAAGCCAAGCAAACCTGCTCGGCCTGCCCGTGCTTGTACTTTCGGTGAGTGCAAATCGTGTGCAGTCCGCAGCGGTAGACCGGCTCCAGCTGGCCACGCAGACCGCAGAGCCGATTGGGCAGGTCGAACACGACTGGGCCGCGATGGATGCAGGGGGTGGTCATGCTCCTGGCCAGTTCGTCCAGTCCACGGGTTGCCACTGAATCCACGATCCCTTGTAGTCAAAATTTCCCACGCCGAATCCGGTGCCGCCTGTGCCGCGTGTCGTGGCCCAAACGACGGTTGTTTCCCATCCAAGGTTACAGGCAAATCGCTGGCTGTTGCGTTCGATGTTGCCGGCCGTGCGCAGGTTCAGCCAGTCCGCGCCAAGGTTGAAGTTTAGGCTTAGTGCCTGCTTGCGTTCCCAGACCGCTGTGCAGTCTGTGCTGATTAGCTGGCCCGGAAAGAAATGCCGAACCGTGAACCCGATGCGGTGCCCGGTCGCACCTGTGATGGTAAATGGGCCGTATTGCGTTTGAATTGTCGGTGCCGAATTATTGACCTGCTGGAAACCGTACATCAACGCCGTGTAACTGTTGACCACAGCCCCGCCACCAGACGGACGGGAAACATCCTTCTGCCAAGAATGGAACGCACCAGTTCGGATTGTGTCGCTGCCGACTTGGAAGATTAGCTGGTGCGTAATCGACACTGCCAGCGAGTTTGTTTGGCCTGGCGTCGGCACTGGTGCCGTCCAGTTTTGCATGCTGCTAGTTATCGGTTCTCCAGTAGTAGCCGTTTGATGCGTCCATTGGCTGAACCAGAAACCGCCGTTCGGCCAGCCTGTGAATCCAAGATAGATCGGCGATGCACTGTCAGCGTCAATTCGCAGCCGGCTGGTCTTGGTCGTCGGCGACGATGATGGTGCTGGGCAGATAGACTTGCAGCCGCTGCCGCTGATTTCGGTTACTTCATCCCACGGATCAGCAAGCGTTGGCGTAGTGGCGAACGACTCCGACCAATCTGGCGTCGCCAGTGGGCAGCACGGTCCACCGTTACAGCATCCGCATCCAAGCAGTCCGACCATTGCTAACTCGCGTAGTAGAGTCCAGAAACTTGGTCGAAGTCGATTGTGAATGTCTGGCCACTGGCAACCGTGATCAGGTAGCCCCAGTCGATATAGCCAATCAGTTCGTCGTTTGTGGCCGAATCGTTGTAGATGACCGAGTAGCGGAAAGGTCCAATCGACCCCCCGCTGGCCGTCCATGACGGGTCCGAGACGATCAGCGTATACAAGCCGCTCGATTGTCCACTGGAAGTCTGCGAAACCTGCTTGTTATTCTGTGTGTAACCATTGGCCGTCGATAGCTGGCCGGTCACATTAGACAACTGAGTCCAGCTCAGGCTTGGCGCGTCGCTGGTGAGAATAACGCGTAGCGTGTCCGAGCCAAGGTTGTGGACCTTTTCGTGCACTGCTTCAACAAATGAATAAAATTTTGTGAGTGATGGCATTTGCTTCTACCTTATGGAATTGGAGCCGTTCCGCCTGAATACAGAACCTGACCGCCGACACCGATGCCGACGACTGGCGAAACTGTGCTTGTATCGATTGCGTCGCCAATCCGGCCACCTGTGCCCGATCCAGTGCCCGGCTGGGTCGTGCTGCCCTCGTCGTTGCAATCTTCGGCGATGATGTACCAGCCACCGTTAATCCACGCAGCGATGCCGTACCGGTCGCCGTTGGCACAGGCCACTGAGGTTGTCCAGTTCATGACCTTGATTTGGCCTCCGCTGTCTTCAATCTGCTGCGTGGTGTAGCTTTCTTTCCACACGTCGCAGATGACGCCGCCAAGCAGGGTGCCAACTCGCCCAGGAATCCCGCCAGATGGAGCCTTGATTAGCCGCATCTTTGTCTGTACAGCCGGCAATAATCGCGGAACCTTTCGCTGATACGTGGGCCGCAGCGTTCCGGCTTGGCCGTTCGTCTGCATCCAGCGCTTCATTTCGCGGATGGTCTTGATATCGTCAGGCGTCAGGTCCATCAGCTAATCCCGAGCGGCGAAAAATCTTTGACTTGATAAGGCATGTAAACCATAACTTTTGGCTCAAACGCTGGGCCATCTGGAGTAGCAATTTTGACCAGCCGCCCGTATCCGTTCAGGGCTTGCGGGTCTGCAACAGGCACGCTGTACCACTCGGCGTTCGGGTCGGTCGTTGCGCCCGTATCAGTTGCTGGTTTGAATTGAATAATTGGACTGTGCTCGTATGCCGTGCGTTTTGTCGGAAACGACCCAAACCAATCATCCATTTCGGTCTGCGTCATCTGCGTGCCATCTTCTTTCAGCTGGCCGACAAACCAGAGTTCGTTAAATCCTTGGTCTGGAAGTTGAGTAAACCAGCCGAGCGGATTGTTGGCAAAGACAACACCGCGCCGGAAGTAAAGCCGACCGTCTCGCCAGTGGTCTTCCTTCACGATGTCGTTAATTAGCAGCGTGTACTTTGGAAACGTATATCGCAGCCGCTGCCCATCTTTGTCGGATTGCGTGATGGTGACTTCGGCATCGTTTACTGCGTCCAAGTATTGGTCCCAATCAGGCTCCCAATCACGATGCCATGACCAGAACGTCAACCGCTTTTGATGCCTTCTCTTGTTGACGTTTTGAATTGGGTCGTTGGCAGAATTGACAATCGGGACATCGGTGCCAAACTGCGGGTTCGGTAAATAACCTGGTATCTGCCTGCTTAATGCTGGATCGATCTGCGTTAGTTGCGTGCCCGCTGGGAAAATGCCGACAAACTGTGCCGTTGGTGATTGCTCGGCAAACTCTTCAAACGCAATATCGACTCGCGGCACAATCTGTTCCGGTTCGTTGGCCGGCAAGCCATCGACGGTGCGTTCGTACCGGGTGACGGCGTTGGTGAAACTGCAAATGACATCAAACAACGCTTTGGCCTGCGTGTCGCTTCGCCGCCGCGGCTGCCGCTGGAAGCAGTAGACTGGCTGGGTGACACCGGTGATAAGGTATTGAGTGCCAATCTGCGGCAGGCTGGGGTCAAGCAGTGCGGCCGCAGGTCCAGATGCGTCTACCTGCCAGACTTCCGTGTAGTCGTACTGAAGAAACCCGTCGATTAAACGTTCGACCAAATCTTGAGATGTGCGGTTTGCTGCCATTAGTTGATCGCTGCCTGTTCTCGGTTGCGTTGTTCGTTGGCTTGCTCTTGGGCTTCGGCTGCTCTCCGAAGCGAGCTTGTCAATTGCTGCAGCAATACCTTTAAGATTTCTTCGTCCTGTGCAACATTGCCAGTGCGGAATGATTCGGAGGTAATTTGCTGCAGCGTGATTGCCGACATGCCGGCCGGTGTCAGCGGATTGGGGTCCGCCATTAACGCATTTCTCACGTTGAAACTGGGATTTATGCGTTTAGCGGAATTAGAGAAATTCCGCAGCATTGCGTATTCGGCAGGTGTCCTGCCCGTAAACATCAGAGCGGGATCAACGGGACCAACTTTTCCGCCAGGTCCAGTGATTGCCGCGGGCGTGTCCATTGTTCCTGTGCTGTTAAGCCAGCGATTTATTGTTTCTATCGCCTTGACTGCTGAATCCAGCCACGGCGTTAGCTCAACAGCCAGCTTGCGAATCAGGCCAGTCCACTTGTCCGAAAGTTGCTCCGTTTGGCTGACCAGCTTTCCGATAGCTGCAGATGAATCGTCTGCGAGAGTCATCCCAAACTTTTCAGCCGACGCCCCGATCTTGTCCAGATTCGCAAGTCCGCTGCTCATCAAAGTGGTGAACTTCGCGTCGTCAATTCCGAAAAGTTTTTTGACAATTAACCCGCGGCCCCCTTGGTCAGGCATCTTGCTGATTTGGTCAACGATAATGCGGAATTGCTCAAGGACTGGCATCTTGGACAGGGCTGCCATTGTGTCCATTTCTAGCCCAAGCTCGCCAGCCAATGCCTTGAACTTGCCCATATCGCGTGCGGACATTTGAATGTTCTGATTCATTGCCCGAAGGGCAGGCACTGTCGTATCTGCGGTCAATTCGCCGCCACGCACAAACGCTTGCTGCAGCTTGACCAACTCATTGAATGGCATCTGCAAATCTTCGGCAGCGTCCGCGATTTGTTTGATGCTCTCAATTTCCCTGACTGCGCTAAACCCAAGAAACGATGCGCCGGCTACCGCAGCACCAGCAGTCCATTTAGCAGCCTTCACCATTGAAGACTGCATTCTTGTAATTGCTTTGTCTACCGATGATGAAGCCAACTGCATTTGGTGCAGTTCAGTTTTGATACCTTTCAACGCTTTAGCATGCTGCTCTGCTGTGATCTTTCCTTTCTCATATAGTTTATCCAGCCGCGTTATTGCGTCGGCAGCTTTTTGCTCTGGCGTGGTATCACCGAGAATCTTTTTAAGCAGCTGCACTTCCGACTTCGTAGCCAGCAAGCCAGCACTGAACTGCCTGGTATCGGCGACCATCTTGTAGCTGAGCGTGTGGATTGTCGTACTAGCCATTGCCTAACCTTTGGAAGTATTCCAACGCTGCCTGCGGGTCCATCGCCCGCTGCTCCTGCTCGACCGGAAACCAGCCCTGCAGGTATCCATACGCCCACCACTCAAACAACTGCTCTTGCGTCAGCTCATCGGCCACGGCATCTGCATCCAACCGGCCAGCAATTTCAGCCAGCCGCAGATGCAGAAACCGCCGATGATTGTTCTTTAGCCGTCTGATGTTTTTTTTAGTTTGGCCTCGATGTCTTCGTCCGACAAACCAGCCAGCGACATCGCCACATCCGCCAGCCGTGTGACCACCGCAGCCGGCATCTGCCGCATCGTAGGGAAGTCATCTTCACTCAGGTACGGTTGCCCGTCGTCGCCGACAACGCAGAGACTGACAATCTTTAGCCGTGCGTCCTGCTGCCGCTGCTTGTTCACCTTGTCGCCTGGCCTCAGCCACAGGTCGAACTCACGCACCCGCAAGGATTCGGGTAGCTCCCGCATCTTGACCAATCCGAAGTCCGGCACCTCGACCTCGACAATTCGGGACTGCCTCGCCGCCAAAAACTGCTCTCGATTCATCGCTGCTCCTTAGACGTTGTACCAATCAAACTTGACCTTACACGCTGCCGTATCGGCGATGGCGTACAGCGTCACGCTGGTGCCGAGATAAAACGCTGCCTGACCACCGTTGGCGGACAACCGGATTGCGTTAGCACCGGCACTGACAAACCGCAGGCTAACGAAGTTGGTCGTGTCCAGATTCGTTGCCACGACGTAGCCCGGCACACCATCGCCGAAACTGATTGTTTCCTCGCTGGTGCCGACATCCTGGCAAACGCTGCCGGCCCGTGCGGTCGTCTGCGTAAATTGCCGCGTCTGCGTGGCAGTCGTTTGTTTCAGGTATCCGTTCGTCACGGATGCCCCGATGGTGATACTGATTTCATTGGCCATTAGTCGTCATCCTCGCTTTCCATTTCGATTGGTTCGGCAACGCTTGTAATCTGGTCCGGCTTGATTCCGAACTCCGTTTCCACCAGCACCTTGACCGCAGTCACAATCCACGGCTCCTGCGATGCCTGCCAGTTGATGAACTGGACGCGGTGATACGGCGGGTCGCCGGTGTAGCCGACGAGGCCATAGCCATCCGCGATAATTGACCGCAGCTGCGGGAATAGCGGGTTGCCGTTCTTGTCTTTGGCCGGATGCGGTGCCAGCCGTACACGTTCTGCCATCTGCTCTGCCTCCGATTAGTTGCCAGCGGTGAATGCTGGCGGGGTGCCACCTGACCACTTAACCGACATCTCGCCGGTTTGAACTTGGTTTGTCTGCAGCGTCGGGAACTTGATGCGTGTGACCAGTCCGGTTCCAGCGTAGGTAGCCGCAGTGGTTCCGCCAGGTGCGACCGGCCAAGTGATGGTCACAGTTTCAGTGGTCGTGCTGGTGGCGTACCATCCAGCGGTTCCGGCTGGGTCAAACTGGAAGGTGAGACTGATTTCGCCCGGTTCTTCTAAGTCGCCAGCCATGTAAGTGGGATTGGTGCTGCCGAGATGCGTGATGTCGATTGCTGGCCGGCTGCGTTCGCCGGGGTCGATGGTCAGGATGTTCAGCGACCGGCTGCTGGTTCCGAAGGTAATCGTGGCACCGTGGCCCGTGTCGATTCGTGTATTTGGCATTTGCCCTCTCCTTAGCTTGTGGCTTCTGTGTACATGACGATGTAATCCCTGCTCACCCAATACCGTTTCTGTGCGGACCCGGCGACCGGCGGATCAAAGCCTCGCCGGTAGCTGACATTGCTGGTCACGTTGACGACGCGGCTGCTGCTGTTCATCGTGCCCCTAAACATCTGCAGTGGCGCGAGACGAACCGCCTCCGCAAGGTTATAGGCAGCGGTCCCCGTGACGCCGTAGCAATCGATTTGAATGCGGTTCGAGGCAATGCCGCTGACGCCGTTCAAGTGTTCGTTTGATTCGCCCTCGAAAATCTCAAGGATGATGAACGGCAGTACCGCCCCTTCCTTGGCGTCGTGCAGGTAAATCCGTGCCGCGTCTCCGGTGCCGATCAGCGACGTAATCGCCGCCTTGCTTTTTAGGTACGCTCGCAGATCCATTAGGATGTCAGGCATTAGCGTTGACTCCCGATTGCACGTTCAAGCGATGCGACAACCGCTTGCTGCTGCTGCGGCTTAGTCGAATCGACAGCCGGTGCCAGCCAGCGTTTAGCCTGAACGAATGTGTTTCGTGTAGCCGGTTCCTTGTTCCAGTAGTGGGCCTTGTGACCGAACTCTAGCAGGTGACTGTGGGCTGTCGTGTTCTTACGGTCGCGGCCTTGCATGTGCGGTTCAATCTTCTGGCCGGTCACGGCAATGTGCAGCGTGCCATCGTTCTTGCTTATCATCTTGATAGCGATGCTATCGGCCAGCGGTTTGCGTAGCTTGTCCCGGTCCCGCTGTGCCTTGCTTTTCTTTTTTGCCGTGCCAGTCTTGTCGCTGCGTGGAATGCGTCTAGCGGCATCTTTTTGCACGACTTTACTGCCAGCCCGCAAAGCATCTGCCAGTGCCTTGTTACGAACCAGCCAATCCAGCCGCTTGAGATAATCTTCAATCGGCACGCCTTCGGTGATTGATGTTTCGATTGCCATTGCTTTTGCCATCAGACTACCACCTCCGTTACCTGCATCATGATCCGCGTGCTGTTGTCCATGCTGAGGCAGTTTCGGATTTCGTAGTAGGTCTGGGTCAGTGGCTGGTATGCTCGCATGTTCGGCAGGATTCCAGCGTAGTAACGCATTTCGATGACGTGCGTGATGGTCGCCTCAATCTGCCGCCCGCGGTAAGTCTCGCCGCCAGTTACCGCCGTGATGCTGCACGGCAAATCACGCCACAGCGTCGTGGCAAATGCCGGGTCGTCCGACCCGTCTGCTGACGTTTCGTTGTAAATGTGGATGCGGTCGCGGTACTGGCCTGGCTTCTGCCTCACGGGTAGTTGCTCCGTTTCAGTCGGGCCAGCAGGTTTTCATACGCTTTGAACCCGCCCGTAATGGCCTCGTTGCCCATCATCGTGCGTTCTTCAAAGTAGTAGCCAATCAGCAGCAGCATCGCCTGTTTGAACATCTGCGGAACTGACCCGCCGTTGGCACCGTATCCGGCCACGTAGGTCACGGTGATGCCGTCCCAGCGGTCGTAGGTTGTCGGCCATGCCGCGTTGCTATTAAGCCACACGCGGCGACGGTCCGCGTCCAGGCTGTAGTTGCTGGCCGAGAACGTCTGCTGCGTGTTGGTTGAGTCGTAGTAGGTGACCGAAGTAATGCTGGAGATCGGCCGGTAGTACAGTTGCCAATATTCTTCGTCGCCGGACCAGTTGAATTTCTCTGTAACCGTGCGATGAACCAGCACCACCTGACAGTCATGCTCAACCTGCTCCCGAGCCTGCTGAATCATCCCCTGCAGCTGATCGTCATGCGTTGAATCACCCGCGGCGATTTCTAGGTGTTTTTTCACCTCCTCCAGCTGCAGCGGCTCTACTGTCGCCGCTGCCAGAGTGATCGACTTGTCCGCTGTTCGCAGTGGTCCGCTTGCCGAGAATCCGCCCATTTCCAAACCTTTCCATCGCGTCTGCCTCGCCGGGGTACATCAAACGCACCTCGCCGGCCTTGTAGCTCAGCCAGTCCCGCACCAACTCAACCTGAACCTGCTCAACCTTTTTCAACTGCATTGCCGCCCCCTAAGAATTGCTCTCGCCACTGTTCTGGGTAAATGTGCTTGGGCTGCAGGTTCTCGTCGTAGATGGCGATCATTTCCTCCAAATGCCCGATTCGTGTTTCGCAGTCCACCCAAACGCGACGCCCGGCCTCCCTGAACCGATTCCAGAACCAGATGTCGTCGTCAATCTTGGCATCGGTCCAGCACCCGTCCAAATCAGGCCGGCTCCAGAACCAAGGCTTGGGCACGTCCCGCAGCCGGTCCAGCTTGATAGCCGTCAGCCCAAAGTGTGCCGTGGTCACTTCAATTGGCTCGCCCTGGTACTCGACCTGCGTTTGACCGCCGACCGTAAACAGCGGGATCTGCCTGCCTCGCCGGCATTGCATCGCCGCAACAGCGTCGTATTTCTGCTCACTGCACAGCACACCCAACAGGCGATGCACCTGAGCAACGTTAAAACAACTGTCAAAGTCCACCGTGATGGCAATTTCAACGCCTGCCGCGATTGCATCCTCGAACATCCGCTGCATGCACTGGCCGTAAAAAACACCGCCAGAAACAATCAGCGGGATGCCCGCCTTTTTGAATGCGTGGTCGATGACGTTCCGGCTCCAGACGCATTCGTAGCGCGGGGCCGTCATAAACGCCGCCACCTTGGCTTCCATCTGTGTATCCATGTGCATCTGCTCCGCACTGGTTGACCGTCTTATTGCTAACCAACTCGCACGTAATCGGCGTTGTTGGTGTTGGCAGCGTCAGCAATTTCCTTTTTCAGGACGCCGATCACTGAAGTCAGAACCGCACCGTTGGTGGTGGTGTCGGGGGTCAACGCTACCTGCAGGTAACGCTTTCGCCCATTGAGATCGACGTGCAGGATTGCTTCCTGAGCGGTCGTGTTGTCAATGGTAAATGCGTAGGTGCTGTTGAACGTGGCAAAGTTGGTTGCCGTCGTGTCGTCAGACTCACGCAAGTTGCAAAGGACGTTTGTCGAGTTCGTGTTGGCTTCGGCACCGCAGGAGATCACGATGGTTGCGTAATCGGCTCCCTGAGTGTCGAGGTTGGCAGTGCGTGCAGTGGTTGCAGCGGTAATCGGTGCGAGCAGCGTTGAGTAAACGCAGCTTTGGAGAACGTTCATATTTCAATTTCCTTTTTTGAATCTGTGAGAAAAAAGGCGGGAGCAGTCGCCCGCTCCCGCCCGACGGTCCCAGGCGGAGCAGTACACCTGGATCAACTACTAAGACGGATTGCAGCGGATGCCGATAATCGGACCACCTGCGGTTGCGGTGCCACGTTCGTGGCAGTTCAGGTCGAAACGCTCGGTAGCACGGAAGAAAATGCTATCCGTGTTGAACCCGTAGCTGTTGTCCACCGCAATGCTGATGCCTCGCTTTTGGCCCATCGTGACTGCTCGGCTCATGTCGCCGAAGTAGCAGATAAACGAACCGGAAAGGTCAGTGGTCGGGCCGCCGCTCGCCATTGCTTGGCACAGGACGACCGGATACCCCAAGAATGTCGGAGCAAATCCGCCGTTGAAGTTGACGGCAGAGTTTCCAGCCGCTGCGTATCCCAGCCGCTGCATGACGTTGTAGTAAATGCTCGAATGGCAGTACCACTTCGGCTGCAGGCCGGGGAGTTGCAGCAGCTTGCCCATTGCGTCTTCGAACGATGCAATGGTGATTTCTGCCGGGGTGTCAACGTTGGTGGCCGTGGTCGCAACCGAACCAGCAGCCAGAGCACTCGGCAGGCCGACCATGCCGCCGTAGGTGCTCGTACCGTCGCCGAGGAACAAGCACTGGTCTTCACGCACGGCAAAAGCCTGAGCAACTTCTGCGGTCAGCAAATCGCCCAGGGCCACAATGCTGTCCTCTGGCAATTCGCTGGACCAGCTGCTGAAGACCATCAGCTTGCGAGCTTCGAGGCGAATCTGATCAAATGCCAGATCCGATGCGGTAACGGTGCTGTTTTCCCCTGCGAAGACAGGAGTAAACCCACCGGCCCGGCGCGGCAGCAAGGTCACGCCAACGCCCATCGGGTAAACCCGGCATTCACGCCGAGCGACGCCAAACTCTTCGACGTTGCGAATGATGGCCGATTCGATGATTTCCGGCACCAGATAACCACCCTTGGTGTTGTCGCTGGTACTCAGGGCGTTTTGAATGCCGTGCGACTTGAGCCAGCTTCCGGCATTTTCGTTGCCGTTGATGCTCAAGAAAAACTGCCCCGCAATGTAGGCTTCCTTTTCGGCGTCCTGGCCCTTGTAAGAGCGGACCGTTCCGGCCTTGGCCTTGGCCGGAACCTTGATTGCGGACATGTTCAGTTCGCCATTGTCGCTGACGGCTTCTTGGTCCTGAACACCAACAAACCGCTGGCGGGCGATTTCCCGCTGCTTGGATTCGACCTTGAGCAACCGATCCAGCTTGGCTTCCAGTTCGCCAATCTTGCCGACCTGATCGCCCTTGCCTTGGGCTTCGTCGATTTCCTTCTCTTCGTCAGCCGATAGGTCGCGGCTTTCTTCCTTGGCCACATTCAGAATGGCAGCAACGCGGTCGTGCTGTTCCTGAATTGCCGCTTGCAATTCCTTGACAGTCTTCATGTTTAGAGTCCTTTTCTGTGCCGACTGTCAGGCAGCACAAAAAAGAAAATCGACTGCGACAGCCGACGTGGTTGTTGAAACACGTCAGCCCGTCGAGTCGATGACAACCGAACTCTAAGGGAGTTTGTTTAGATGTACGCGGCACCAGCCGCTCGCATGAATAGTACGAATTTCCAGTAAGTCGTCAAGTGTCAACGTAAACGCATTTGAATCGCCCGCATTTTTGCGGCAATCCGCTTGGGAAACCGCTGCTCCACTGGCGTGGCTGGCTTGGCTCCGTCGAACAATTCCTGCGGTGCGTGCTTAAACATGGACGGGGATGCCATCGCTTTTGGTGCGTCGGCGACTTCAGCAATGGAATCGACCAGCCCAATGGCCAGTGCCTCCTTGGCGGTAAACCAAGTTTCGTCCGCAACCATTGCCAGAATCTCTTCCCGGCTGGCGTCCATCTTCTGGGCGTAGGCGTCCACGAGCGAATCCCGGTATTTCTCCAGAATGTCTGCCGTCTTCCGCATCGATGCCGCATCCCCGATGGCGATGGTGTGCGGTTCGTGAATCATCACCATAGCCCGAGGGGCGGCCGTTGTTTTGAATCCGCTGACCAGCAGCAACGTTGCGGCCGACGCCGCCAACGCATCGACGCTGACAGTGACCTCCCCGTTGTGCCGCCGCAGGTTCTCCACAGCGGCTACAGCTTCATCCACTGACCCGCCAGGACTGTTTAGCCGCACGTTAATCGGCCCATCGCCCAGCATGGCCAACGCTTCGACGACGGAATCCCCGCCGATAAATCCCCAGTCGGCTGGACCGATTTGCCCATACATGAACAGTTCGCGCGTCTTTTCGTTTAGCTTCAGCATTCGGTCAGCCTCCATTCAAGGTCAAAGTTGAAGTCGTTCCGGTCTGGCAGCCGGTACGGTTGATAACTGTTAAACTGTTCCATGTACTGCACCGCGCCAGATAACGAGTTGTCTGGAAGTCCGTCGTAATGCCTGAACCCGTCTACATCGATTTCATGAATCACACGCCGCACGGCCCGCCGCTCAAAGAATGGCCGCATTGTTTTCAAAATGGCCAAGTCCATGCCCTGTGCGTCAATCATCAGCGTCTCAATCTGCTTGACGCCGGCCCACTCAAGGAAGCTGCACAGATTGACGACATGCACCTCCAGCTGCTCCTTTTGACACAGGTCGGCTTGCGGGTACATTTGCCGAGCCTGTTCAGTGCAAACGCCGAGGCTGCTGCTTACCCCGTCGTGGTTGTACACAGTCAGCGTCCGCATTCCGTCCGCTTCGCCGCAGGCAGCCTGGACAACGTGGAAAATGTCGCTCATGTGTGCATTTTTCCGCCGCAGATAGTCCGCGGCCTCTGGCAGTGGTTCAAACATGTAGAACCGGTCATGCCCCTGCATTATCTGGAGCATAGACATATCGCCCTTGTTTGGACCGACGCAGACGAAAACACGCTCGCTCATAGCTTCACCAATTCTGCAACGCCGTCTTGCCGCCATTGGTCAATCAACGCCAGAACCGCAGCCTCGAACTGTTCCGGCTTGTGGTCCGCTGCTGCCAGCAGTGCCTGCTTGTGCAATTGGCAGTAGCCCGCCACGTCGCAGTCCTCAGCCCCAACGGTTGCTTCCAGCCGTTCCTGCCATCGGTCATAGAACGCATCCACCCATTCGCAGAAGTTCTTAGCCTTTAGCCCACGGTCTCGGATGCGGTTGCACTCGACGCCGACCATGTGCTGCAGCTGTGCCCGCGCCGCTGGTGTTGCCGCCTCGTCTGCGTCGTCGTCGTTGCTCATGTCCCCGCTGGTATCTGGCATTTCAGCCTCGCCCGTTTCAGGGTCGGTAATCGTCGGGTCAATCATTGGGTTCGAGTAGTTGTCGCCGCCGTCATACGGATTCATGTCCAGCTTGGCGCGTGCCTCGTTCGGCGACAGTATCTTGTTCATGATGCCTTGAGCCAGCGAATTGATGGTCGTCTGGGTGTCGGTCATGATCAGCGTTTGCCGATTAAACTTAAAATAGTGCGAATCCGCCCGCTGCTCTGACAGGCTCAGCAGTTTAGACCGGCACTGCATTTCCCACTTGACCAGCCAGCGGTTGAGACAGGATTGCAACTCAGCCAGCTGCTTTTGCTCAAGGCTTGAATAACTACTGCGGGACTCGTCGCCCGGCATCGATTCCAGCCCGAACCAGAGCATGATGTCGGTGCGGTTGAACTTCTGCTGCTCCACAAACTGGGCGTCGTGGTTGCTCATGGTCAGCACGTTGGCCGTGACGCCCTCCCGCAGCAGTCCGACCAGTTCCCCGTCTTCGTTGTGGTGCTTGCGGAATGTGGTCAGAAACTCGGCCGCGTCCTTCTCCTGGCGGAACGTGCCCGGTGGTGCCTGCAGCATCAGCCGCCCGGTGAACCCCTTTTCAGATTGCTTGGTCGCCAGCCGCTGTGCGTTCAGGCCCATCGAAATCGATTCGCGTGCGACTTGGGCCACGCCCTTGCCCTCGATCCCGTCGTAGCCGAACCCTTGGATATGCAGCACGTCCCGGTCGTGGATAACGATTGTCGTCTCGGGGTTCGCTGTCATCGCCTCTTCAAAGTTCCCGGCGTAGGCAGCTATCGCGTCGTCGCTCATCACTGGGTTGGTGACGTGGTATTTTTCGCCGGCCACCATAAACGCACGGGTTCTGTCCGGTCTGAGCGGCAGCAGTTCCACTGGGCGATTGCCCTGGCGGATGATGACGGCCCGGCCATTTCCCCAGCCAAGTGCGTGCCCTTGAAGCGTTTCCTTGAACACGTCCGCCGTTTGATAGACGTTTGGTTCCCATCGAAGCAAACGCCATGCTGCGTGGTTTGTGGCGTCTTCCGCCCCACCACCGGACAGCTTCCGCTTAATCTCCAGCGGCATTTGCCCGATCATCCCACTGATCTTGTTCATGGCGTACCAGACGCCCGACAGCCCGAGCATGGAATTGGGGTTGACCGGCGTCACGCCCTCGTCGCCACCGCTGAACCACTTAATCAAACCGTTCAACCCGTAACCCATGCCGCCCTCCTTAGCCGATGAATAGACTGCCCGTAAACCGCGACTTGCAAACCATCACCGCCCGCATTGCCATCAGCCCAGCCACCGCTGCATCAATCTTTTCCTTGCTGTGCTTTTTGTCCGGCATGACTTGGTCCCGACTGTTGCGGTTGATTGCCATGTTTAGCGCACACCACCGCAGAATCGGATCAGATACTGCTGGACGCAAACGCCCCTCCGCAGCTGCCGCCTGAAACTCAAGCAGAACCTCGTTGAAGTGATGGTGTGCCTGTGGCATCTTGACCGGCGTCAGCCCTGCCGCGTCCAGTTCATCGCCCAGCTGGCTGGCGTTGTACGGGTCGTAAGCCACCATCGAAACGCCAAACTGCTCGCAATCTTCCAGCAACGAATCCCGCAGGCTTGCGACCACGTAGCGGCATTTGCAGAGATGGCCGCTGTAAATCCACTGCGCCCACGGCTGCTGAGTCAAATCCCGCCGAGAATCCTCGCTGATAAACGCCCGAGTCCGCATCTCATAGCGATACACTGGACGCGCCTGCCCCATGCCGTCGTCTGTTTCCCCGATTGGAAAGCGAGCCACGAGCGCGTAGGCTGCCAAGTCGTCCTTGCCGCCAAGGTCCACGCCAGCAGCAATGGCGTCAGCCTGCGACCAATCCGACAATTCGCCGCTGATGCTGTCCCAAAGTTCCGCATTGATTCCAGTCTCCACGCTGGAAACGGTGCGGTTGCAGTGGTATCGCAGAAAGTCGTGCCGGGCCTGCGGTTTGTTCTTTGCCTTGGTCGCCTGTTCCCGCAGGTAATCCGCCTTGACGCTGACGCCCAGGTTCGGATTAGCCTTGACCCAGTTTGCTTCCTCAAACGGGTCGTCGTTCTCGTCAATCTCAAAGATAATCCCAAACGTGCTGTCGTCCTGCCAGTCGCCCTTGATGACGCCGCGGGTGTAGGCCAATTCCTCGTTGTAGATTCGGCTCCGGTCGTTGCCGGCCGTGGTGATCATCACCTGCAGCGGCTGCGTCCGTGCCGCCGAACCGGTCGTCATCGTGGCGTAGAACTCCCGGTGATATTCCTGCCAAGCGTGAAGCTCGTCGAAGAATACGCCGTGAGGGTTGAGACCGTCGTAAGGCTTATCGCTTCCAAGCGGACGCAGGAAGCTGTTGGTGCTTTCGAACGCCACGTTATCTTTCGTGACGCTGGCGTGCTTGCCGATGTACGGCGATTGACGCAGCATCCGGTTCGCTTCCTTGTGGATGATGCGTGCTTGGTCCAGCTTGGTCGCCCCGATGTAGACCTCGGCCCCAGCCTCGCCATCAGCAGCGGTAAGCAGCAGCGACAGCCCCGCACAGTAGCTGGACTTGCCATTCTTGCGGGCCACGGAAATGAACGCCCGCCGGAAACGTCGCGTCCCGTCCTCGCGAACCCAGCCGAACAGATTCCAGTTGATGAACGCTTGCCACGGTGACAAGTGGAACGGGTGCCCAACGAACTCGCCAATGCTATGCCTCAGCAGAATCGGAAAGAACTGGCAAGCCTTTTCCGCTTTAGCTTGGTCCAGGCGGTAGGGAAAGTCCGGTGTTTGCTGCCGCTGAAAGTCCTGCACGTACCTGGCGACCGCAGCTTTGACCATATCGCACGCGACCACCGAGCCGTCCTGCACATCCTCGCAGTAGCTGGTCACAATGTCACGATATACGCTGCGCTGAATCAACCGATTCCTGCTTTCAAAAATTCTGCGAACGGGTCAACGTCATTCTTAGGATCTTCCACCTTCATCGCCGCCCGGTCGATCGGCGACAAACCAAACTGGCGAGCGATTCGGTCGTATTGACTGGACAATTTGATGTAGGTCTGAATCAACTTGGTATCAACCGGCGAACTTTCGATTGCCGCTTGCACGTCGTTCAGTTGCTGGCGGATGAAAGCCAATTGATACAGCTTCCCCTCGTCGCAGTTCTTCAGCACAAACTCAGGCAGCGTGTCCAATACAATCTGCCACTGCCGCTTCCCGTCTTCCCGCAGCGACTCCGGTGGAGCCAGCCTCAGCGGTGCCGACTGAAACGGAATTGACTCCAGCCGATTGCCGTGGCGGTCGTCACGAAAAGTCCCGTCAAGTTTGTGTTTTGTGGCCAGCTTAGGCTTCCTGCCCTGCCTTCCTTTGTAACCGGCCATCCCTAGTCCCTCATTTTGCCAAAATGCGTTGATGCG